GATATTACTGAGCTATCTCATTGCTCAAGCCCAAACCGGAGCTAAGAACTGGTTTGGGTATCCTCAACAGCGTTTGATTAACATCAATCTCTGTCACAAGATAGCAGAAGCTCATGCGCCTGATATGACTCCAGAAGAGGTTGTAAACTACGTCATTAAACTCAACGATCTCATTTACAAGCGGATTGTTACCAATGGAGTTTGAGGTAAAAGGGCTAAAAGAGCTAGAGAAAACGCTTCTAGACATGCAGCAGGAATTTGGTTCTACTGCGGCCAAAAGATCTTTAGTTCCGGCTCTTAGGAAGGCAGTGATGCCTGCCAGAGATGTTATTAAATCAATTGCGCCTGTAGATACTGGGCGCATGAGGACAACGGTTCGCGCAGGAGCCAAAGTTGCATCCGGCAAAGACAAGAAGAGAAAGTACCTAAACCAAAATACGCTTGCTTTTGGTTATGTTGATGTTGGCGTTAAGTATTACGACGAAAAAGGCGAATACCGGCCTGCGACCGAAGCCCGCGAATATGGCACAGCAGATCAACCGGCCACACCTTTTATACGGCGTGGTTTTCAAACTGCTATACCAAACATGTTAGAAATACTAAGACAAGATCTAGGCACTCATTTAAACAATTGGGCAGCAAAACAAAGGGCTAAAAGATGAAACTACACGAACGTTTAGGCGGATTCCAAAGAAAAAAATATAAGACAATTCAGTTTAACGGTCACGACTTAGAAGTTTACGTTCCTACTCGCAACGAGATGCAGGAACTGATGGCAAAGATGCGTAAGCCTTCAGACGAGGTTGTTGAGGCTGAGTATCAGGCGCTCTTGCAATCACTGTGGGAGTTTGCGACCCCTAACGATGACGGCATAAAAGTCACCGACGATGATGTCATGGTGCAGGGCTCAAGCATGAGAACCACTGCGCGATACAAAGCCATACAAAAGATGCGCGAGATTGCAATGATTTCGCTTGTTGGATTCAAGGAAGGTGAAGATTTGTTCGCCCTTTCTTATGACGACATATCAGAAACCCTTTCTGAGGTTGACATTAAGCATCTTGTTGAACTTGTACAAAAGACGGTTGACCCCTCTTACGAAGAAACGAAAAAAAACTAACTGGGTCGCTATATCTTCAGATTAGAGCTGCCGCAATATTCAATGGTCAGCGGCCAGAAGTCTTTGATAATCTTGATGTAGCGACCATAAGAGCGTTAGAATTAATGTGGCGCGACGGCGTAATTGGTGGCAGGCAAAACCTGATGCTTATGTCGCACATGATGGCGATTGTCTGGAATATTGGGTCTTCTTTTTCTCGCAACCCGCAGTCTAAGAAGCCCCAAGAGTTTTTCCCGCACCTGGAGGAATATTTCACGCCTCCCAACAACATGACAAGACAAGAGCGCGATTTTCTAGCATTTACTTCGCTGCCAGGATTTCGCAAAGAGTTTCTTGACATCTTAGGGGGAAACAATGGCAGGTAAGATGATCGCCGGTTTACAAGTCGGCCTGGGCCTTGATAGCGCAGAGTTTAAAAAGGGCGCTGACGAAGCCAAGAAGAAAGCTCAGGAACTAGGTCAAACGCTTGATTCTACCGGCCAGCAAACAAGGTCTTATTCGTCTGCATTGAATGATGCGGCCAATGCAAAAAAGAACTTTCAATATAACCTCAGAAATGTTGGTTATCAGGTTCAAGACTTTTCTGTACAGGTTGCTTCTGGAACATCAGCCGCACAAGCATTTACTCAGCAGCTACCGCAGCTTTTAAGCGGTTTTGGAACGCTCGGCGTGGTTCTTGGAGGTCTTGCGGCAGTCGGTATTCCGTTAATAACCGTTGCTTTTTCAAACCTTACAAAAGATGTAAAAACTCTTGAAGATGCAACAAAAGACGCATCAAGTGCCGCCGCTCAATTTGTGGCCGCAAATAATAAAGCTGCGTTATCGCTAAAAGATATTGGCGAGAGTTATTATAGCGACGCTGCGCCAGCTTTAAAGGCTTTGTATCAACAGCTTTACGACATATCAAAGCTAAAACTTACTAACGAAATCAAAGAGTTCACTAAGGCGCTGACAAATGAATACGCGCCTATCTGGAAGTTAGCGCTCCCCGAGATCTTCAAGCCTTTTATGGATTCTCCTATAGAGAAGCTATCTAAGGATCTTGGTATATCTCAGCAAGAAGCCCAAAAGCTATTTCAAGAATTAAGAGCGTTTGACCAAGGTAAGCGCACGTTTGAAGAGCTGCGCGACTTTGTTTTAAGTCTTGCGCTTAATACAAAAGAAGCAACCAAAGAAGGTGCTAAGTTTAGAGAGCTGCTTCTGCAAACAATCACCACCATACAAGAAGCCCAGGCTGCAAAAAGCGAGGCTCAAAAGAAAGAAGAAAGCGAAGCCGAGAAGGACGCTAAGCGCCAAGCCGAAAGAACCAAGGCATACATTGATGGGCTGGACGCTCAGATTCGTAAGCTACGCGAAGGCGAAGATGCTGCGTTGCGATTCGAGGCCGCTAAATATGGTTCAGAAGCGCTGCAAAAAGCCAATCAATTAATTGCCGCCAGGGTTGCAAAAGAGGTAGAAAAGCCTGAGTTTTTGACGGCCATTTTTGGTACGCAGGAATCTAGAAAAACTTTCTATGAACAAATTAACGCTGAAATTAAAGAATTAGGTCCCAAGCTGTTTTTTGAGGGGACAGCATTACTTCCTGTTGATAAGCCGCGATTTGATTTTAAGCGCGGTGAAGAAATGGCGGCGCTTGCTAAGCGGGAGATTGAAAACGCTTTGACACCCCTGGAAGCGTTAGAACAAAGATTAAGAAAAGTAGATGAACTTTTGCTAGAAAACTTTATTGATGCGGAGCAATATTTCAAGATTGTTAAGAGTATCAATGACAATTTCAAAGGCAATTTAGATCCAATGAAGCAACTTTTAGAGGATCTTCGTGACGGGTTTAAGAGTCTTGGCGCTGAAATTGTTGATGCGTTCATGCGGGGTAAATCAGCCGCCGATGCTTTCAAAAACTTAGCTAAGAGTTTGTTTCAGCGGTTTGCAACAAGATCTCTAAACCGGTTTATTGACTCATTCTTACCTGCTGGCGGTTCATTCATGGACTTGTTTAAAGCCGGCGGTGGGCCTGTCAATAGCAATCAACCTTACATTGTTGGCGAAAAGGGCCCTGAGCTATTTGTGCCGAAATCAAGCGGGACGATTGTCCCTAACAACGCGCTTGCGGCTACAGGAGGTAGCGTTGTTTATAACATTCAGGCAATCGACGTTAAATCTTTTGAAGAGCGAATCATGGGCAGCAATCGAGCGGTTTGGGCTGCGAACGCCTACGCTCAGAAATCACTCTCACCGAGAGGTCGAGCATGAGCTTTCAAACAATCTTAGACATCAGCCAAACGATTACAGTTAACAACCGGCGAATGGTTGGTCAGCAATATTCAAGATCGGGACAAGTTAGAACGGCACTTTACGTTACATCAGTTCCTTGGGTGTTTACAGTCAAACCTCATGCGTTTCTTTACTACCCCCAGGTTCGGGATGTGATCCAGACGATTGATAACCTTGACAGGCAAACGGCGGCAACCATCACGTTCAGCTCAACAAACCTTCAGTGGTTCACCGCTTACCAAGGCCAGCTTTCATCCGTTCAGGCTGCGGCGCTAACCCTTGCATCTGTCCCTGCTGCAAATGCGACGACGATTTCTGTCGGCAATCTTCCAGCAGTCGGAAGTTCGGTTATCGTATTTAAGGCAGGCGACTTTATCCAGTTGGGAAGTTATCCCTACAAGGTAACCACGCAGGTCTTGAGAGGATCGGGGTCAACCGTTAGCGTTACATTGCATCGGCCAGTGATTGGAACGCCATCTGTAGGTACACTAACGGCTGTAGGGTCTGCTTGCACCTTTTCTGTCGTTGCTGAGGTTTGCCCAACTTATACGTTAAACCCAATGACCAATGGAGCGTTTGTGAATTGGGATTCTGATTTCGTTTTTCGGGAGAACGTTCAGTGAGTACCCCAATGACAGCGCTCAATAGCGCAAGCATTACCCACGGCGAATTCGTAAAGCTAACAACATCATCAGGAACTTACACATTTTGCAATGCTTCCGCTGCTATCACTGTTGGCGGGAACACATTTTCAGGGTTGGGAAGCCTTCTTTCTGTTGGAGCTGTCAACCGAGAGATTAAAGCGACCTCTGTTGATATGGCGATTGGGCTTGTCGGCATTGACCCAACAAATATTTCTTTGGTTTTGGGGTCTAATATCAAGGGATCAACTGTAGAGATTTGGCGTGGATTCTTTGACTCGAACTATCAAATCATCACAAGCCCTACAACACAGTTTTTTAAGCGTTATCAGGGTATTGTTTCTAATATTTCAATTACCGAAGATTGGAACGACAACGTTCGCAGCCGTACAGCCACTGCATCAATTTCTTGCTCTTCTTTTCGGGCGATTTTAGAAAACAGAATTGCCGGCATTAAAACTAACGTAAAAACTTGGCAACAGATCTATTCCTCAGATTTGAGCATGAGTCGAGTTGCTGCTATATCGGGTCAATATTTTGACTTTGGATCAAGGCCGCAAGTAGGCTCCCAATCTTCGCCGGGATCAGATATTTCTGTTGCTGCCGAAAACGAATTTCAACGACAAATAGACCAATCAGGGCAATGAGATACGCCACAAAATACGACATGCCGCACCTTATAGAAATGATGAAGGCTTACGCGGATGAAGCAGGAATAGAGACATTAAAGCAA